GTCATAAAACAACAGAGTCTTGGGCTACTCATTGGCAATCATTAACATTGGAAAACAAGTAATGTACACAGAGGATATGCGTAGAGCCTTTAGGTCTATTAGGCCCCCGCAAAATTTTCAAGTTGAACTTGTAGACAATGAGCATTTTATTGTAATTCGTGCTGATGAAAAGTCTTTTGTAAGACTAGGACATGACGACAAAATAGAGGCGGTTCAGTATATGGTTAAAGTAAAAAAAGCCCTTGAAGATAACGGAGCAGTAGTCTTATTAACAAGAAAGGCTATTTAACGTAATGATTGATCTACAAGGCACGCCAAATCATATATGCATATGTGGTTCTAAAATTTGGAACATAAAGGCAATGTTTGAAAACGGGGCTATTGCTTTATATTTTTTAGATATGAAGTGTGCTGAGTGTGGGGCAATGGTAAATCAACCAACACGGCTAGATGGTGGAGAGATATAGTGCCATTAGTTCCAATAAACCCTTTAAATAACAATGAATCAGCAAAAATTGGAGAAATTGATTGTGCTTATCTCATCCCCCAAGATCAATTAAACGATGCAAAAATATTTTCTTCTAGGGAAGATTATATAAAAACTATCCCTAAAAATATAAATTACATGGAGATAGGAGTAGCCTGGGGATATTATTCATTGTTAGTAATGAAAGAGGTTAACCCAACTTCAACAATTTTAATTGACTGGTTTAATCAAGATCTGATGTGTTGGTCTTGGAGAAAATTTGGAGAATGTAAATGTAATCCTACTCATACAATGAAATACGACAAAGACGGTCATTATGGTTTTATAAAAAATGAATTTAAAACTTTTAGCAACGTAGAATTAATAAAAGGAAATAGCGAAGAAATTCTTTTATCTTTAGATAAAAAATTTGATTACATATATATAGACATAACCAATGACAGAGATCCAATAAGAAAAACACTTAATGAAGCAGCAAAATTAGTTTCAGTCGGGGGTGTAATTGGATTAAATGATTATATTATCTATGATGGTATAATAGAAGACAAGCCTTATGCAACTTATCAAGTTGTAAATGAGTTTTTATATAAAAATAAAAATTGGTATGTTGATGCTATTTCTTTGCACGTTTTAGGATTTCACGATATATACATAAAAAGGAGATTTTAACATGCCAAATAAAGAAAACAAAAATTTTTTTAGTGTACTCATGGATAATATGTCCGTATTTAATGATCTTTATGGATGTAAATTTGATAACACTTGGCACGATAATTTTGGTAACAAAACTGGTCAAACTTATTCTATAATCCCTGGCGAAAATGCAACAGATGACGGTGATGTAAAATATATATATAATTCACAAAATTTTAGATCAGACAATTTTACAAAAACCCATAATGGAAAACATATATTATTTGCAGGTTGCTCTGAAAGTGAAGGAGAAGGGGCAAATATTGAGGATGCATGGACAAATATTTTATACAAAAAAATTTCTAAAAAAGAAAAATGCTCTGGTTTTTTCAATCTTTCTCGTTCTGGTTGGGGATGGAGTAAAATTATTTTAAACTCTTTGATTTACTTTAAGGAGTACGGATATCCAGACGTAATGTTTGTTTTATTGCCAAACTGTCAGAGAAAATTTGTTTTTAGTGAAACTGAATTTTTAGATTCTATGGGAAATCCATTAGGGCACTGGCAATATCAGCAACATTATCCAGAAATAGAAATAGATCATAAACAGAAAAAAGATGCTAGGGAGTGGTTCACAAATTCAAAACAATATAACGAAGACTTTGTTAATTTTTTAATTAATTGGAAAACTTTTAATGAGTTATGCAAAACTAACAATATAAAACTATTTTTTTCTACATGGTCCAACACTGATATTAAAAATTTGCTTAAAATTAACATTTTTAGTAATTTGGTTAATGTTAATCCAGGAAAAGTTGGCGTAGAAAAAATGACTGTTGATTACTACAAAGATCATGAACCAAAAAGCAATGATGTATTTAAAAGAGATGGGCATAGTGGCAGAATTTTTCATAATTTTTGGTCAGAAATATTTTATAAAAAATATAAAAGTGAGAACGATTAAATGAAAAAAATATATAAAAAAATAAAAAAATGGATTTTTTTAAAAAAGCAAATAAAAAAAATTAAAAAATATGAGAAAAAACCTAAAAATTTTATTTATTAATAAAAATATATTGTTAAAGTTGACAAATAGTTTCAAACCTGATATATTTATATTATGAATAAAAGACTGATTACATTCTTATCAATTCTTTCACTTTCTCTATCCCTTCCATTTACTCCAGCAAATGCAGTTTGGAAGGGCACCCCTAATTTAGAGAATAAGCGAGTTGTTCCAATTTTTAATCAACAGATCTCGCCATACTGTTCTAGTGCATTCTTATATGCTCCAAGAATTGTGTTCACTGCAGGGCATGTGATGTTTAATGTTGATGATCGTGAGCAAAAGCATGTAACTCCAATTGCAAATGCCTGGGTTGGATTTCCTAATAGCAACGTTAGTCCACAATCAAAAAGAGTTAAGTCTCAAAAGATATTTATTGCACCTGGGTATAAAAGCAGAGATCTTTGGTTAGGCGGTAACACTGCTACAAGAGAAAATGATTTTGCAATAGTAGTGCTGGAATCACCACTTCCAGTCGATGATAAAAAAGTGGAATTGTTAACACCTGAATTGCACGAGCAATACATAACTTCTGGCGAAGAGGTCGATTTATCTGGTTATGGAAGGCAAACTCCAGAAGATATGAAAAACAATTCTCCATGCAAAGATTTTTCAAGTTTTCAATCAAAAGTTGTGGGTAAGGACTTTAGCACTGGTGGTCCACGGTGGACTGCTACGCTAAATACAAAAGTTGGTGTTGGAATGCCAAATCTATGCGATAGCGATAGTGGATCAGGCTACACAAAAATATTTTCTGACAAATACATCTACTTAGGCGCTGCAGGTGCTGGCGGATGGGATCAACATAATTGTACTTCGTATGAGCCCAACTTGAGTAAAGAAACTACAAACGGTGCCAATCCTGTCTACCTCTATAAAGATCTTGTGGCAGAAGCAGAAAAATATGTAGCAGACAACCCATACATTGAACGAACAATTGCTCAGCCAAAGGTTGCAAAGAAAGCAACTATTTCCTGTGTAAAAGGAAAGGCGATAAAGAAAGTATCTGGAATAAATCCTAAGTGTCCCGTAGGGTTTAAGAAGAAATAGTATTATTAATCATGCAATCTTTTGCAGTGATATAATAGTTATATCCTTTTAAAAAGGGATGAAAGACAATTGTCGAAAAGGAGAAACATGTCAAATATTGACACAAAACAATTAAAGGCTATGGGAGCGTCCTATGGTCGTTCAGTACTTGGTGCTGGACTTGCTTTATACATGTCAGGGGTTACAGATCCAAAAGATCTATGGGCTGCACTTGTTGCTGCTATCGCGCCAGTGATATTGAGAGCAATTAATCCTGCAGATCAGGCGTTTGGCTTACTGCCTACAGTTGGTGCCGTAGATACTGCATTAAAAGCAGTTAAAGCACCTTCAAAAAAGGCTGCTGCAAAGAAAAAAAAGTAGTTAGTTAAATAAAAGATAAGCCATGTAAAAATATGTGGCTTATTTTTTTTGATAAAAATTAAATCTTAATATCTTTATACATTGATTGAAACTTTGATTCTTTAAGTTCAAGGTTTTTTTGAAGATCCTCTGAATTAAATTTAGGATTTTCACAATCCTGAACAAAATGACAAAAAAGCATATCCACAAAGTCATCTTTTCTAAAATTTATTTTTTCTCTCCAATGAACTTGATTGGTTCCGGAAAAAATTAAAGCCTCATTATCATTTAATGTAAAACTTTTTTCTTCTACAACAATTTTCCAGTTAAAGGTAGATTTTAATTGAACATCAAAAGTAACTCTTATTGGATCATTAAAATCACTACCGTAACCATCAAAGTGGGGAGTTAGTGCTGGGGCAGATATATAATTGCTACAATATCTGGCTGCTGCAACTTCTTTTAATTTTAACTTAAAATCAAAATATGGTTGAATCGTTTTTAAAACTTTTTTAGCAATATCAGGAGGCATATCATTTTGATAAATTTTATATCCCATTTGAGGGTGTTCTAATATTTGATTATCTTTAGCGCTATTTATATGATCATATATTTTTATATAATCTTCTTTATTAAATATATCCTTTATTATAATATTATCTTCGTGTCCAATTTTATTTAAATCTTTAAAAATTTTATTCATCTATTTCCTTATTTGTTAGAAATTCATCAAAATCTTTAATTTTGAAAAATATTGAAATTGCAAACCTATAATCGCTGGCTGGGAATATTCCATGTCTATTCCAAAAATTACCTGGAAAAGAAATAAGCATTCCTGGCTCTGGCTTAATCATTAAATTATGTGACGGAAAATATAATTCTCCCCCATCATAATTATTGTTAAGATAAATTAAATTTGAAATATGACCACTCCATGCAAAGTCTTGATATTTACTTTTATCTGAATCTAAGTTGTCAGAATGAATTTGAGTAATAAAATTAGGAGTTCTTGATACTAAAAACATTTGATCGGTAAATGGACTAACAGACTCATCATGTTCTAATTCAAACTCAAATAACTGTTCAGCAACATTTTTCATTTTTTCTCTATATTTTAAAATTAATTCATTTGTTTTTGATTGTAATTCTAAACTAAATGGAGCATTTTTAAAATTACCTATTGCAACTGGTAAAATAACATCAATATCTTTTTGTGGCATAAAATTTTTAATTATTTTTATTGTATCTGGTCCAGTTTCAATTTTTTTAGTAAATTTATCTTTTTGAACATTTGGTCCAGTTAAATCTACAAAAAGTCTTAACGGGTTTCTTTCTTGTTTATCCAAAACCTCATAATATGAATCATTCACTGGGCTTTGCTTCCTTTGTACTCTCCATACTTACCTAACACTTGCCTAATTTTTGAATCTTTTCCAATACGAACAACCAAACCATTTTTTATTTGTATAGGATTAAACCCATCATGTCTTTTATAACTACCAGATGATTTTTTAGCCATTATTTTATTAATGTATAAATGACTGAAATAGCACTAAAACAAAAAATTAATAAAATAAGTGCTGCCACACTTTTAATTGCTCCATTTTTATCCATTTTAACTCCCTTTTTAATATTATACTACATTGTTTCATTAATAATTCTATCAGCAATTAACTCATAGTCAATCTCTAAAATTGAACTATTGGGATCAATTATGTGAACTTTAATCTTTCCAATTTCCTCAAACAAAATATTAGTAATTTTTTCATGCAGTTCAGAACTCAAAACTATCCTTCAGTATTTTTTTGAGCAGCCATACGAACAGCAGATTCATTCATAATATTTCCATATATCCTTTTTTGTTTTCTTTCAAAACTAGAAAGTTGGATTTTATTAGACAATCTTTTTTTATTTTTTGTATATCTTTTAATTTTATTTTTAGAAATTTTATTGTTATTTTTTTTCATCTTTAATCTCAAATCCTTTGTTAGAAACCCAAAATCCATCTTGATCAACACCGTGTGTCATGCCGATGTAGCACGCAATAAACCCTGCAAAAAAACTAAACATCATAAGTAATGCTGTCATGTTGCTCCTCTTTGTATTAGTATATCAAAAAAGGGGGGATAAGTCAAGATATAATGTATAAATGGAAAGAGCACTATTGTACTTAATATATTCTCCCACGCTTAAAGCGTTTAAGGTTGGCATATCTAACCTATCTAATCGTAGATATTCACAACATAGGGTTAAGGGTTGGATGTTAATTGACTATTGGTATTTTGAGGATAGAGATAATGCTAGGCTTGTAGAACAGGAGGTTTTGAAGGTTTTTCGTAATAGATTTCCTGGGCGGTACTTAAACAAAGAAGATATGCCACAAGATGGTTACACTGAAGCATTTAGTAGTGAGAAAATATCATCAAAAAGGGTAATTAAAATAATTAACAATACAATTAAAACTATTAAGTCCGAGACTCAGTGAATGGACTAAATTTTAGTATATCATTATTTTTTTGACGTTAAAGTTTCGGCGAAAAATAGAAAGAGTAAACTGATCTATGCACCTAACGGTGCACTATTAGTTAGATTCTTCTACTTTAGCCACTATTCTTTTAATCATATCTTCACGATATTCTGGGGTAAGAATAAAGCCAGTATCTGTCTCAGTCATAAGCACAGACATTCTAACTATTTCATTAATATTCAAGGTTTACCCAAAAGCACACAAAATCTATACTTAAGTTGTATTTGTCCACACTAAAACCTAATCCAAATCTGCGGGGAGAGAAACCAGCACTAAACCAAACCCTATTACTAACTCGCCACTCTTTATATTTAATCACAGATTTATCTTTTCTTTATTTGTAGCCTGCTTATATCCTAATTTATATGAAAGCAATACTAACAAAACGATTGCTGATGAATGTAACAAATAAAACATGTGACTCCTTAATGTAAGGGACAGTTTTAAGACTTGTCCAGGTCCTATCCTGATCTTTTACTTTATAGACGTCGTCAGGCACCATTGCCCGTCTTGGCTTTTGTGGAGCATTACCAGTATATCTAAAGTTGATAGGTTTGTCAAGTGATACAATGATTACATGGGTAAATTAATTTTAGTCGGAACTCCAATAGGAAACCTACACGACATGTCTATTAGAATATTTAACTATATAAAGCAGGCAAAAAATATAATAGCCGAAAACCCAAAAGATTTTAATATGTTACTAAGTACGCTAGGTCTGGATAAATCTGATGCCAACATAATGTACGCACACACCTGGCCAGAATATATTGGAGACAAACCTTTAATCCCTAAAGCGCTAGAACTATTAAAATCTGGAGAAGACGTATATGTGGTTTGTGATGGCGGTATGCCAGGAATTGCTGATCCAGGATACCTACTAATTAAAGAATGCATTAAAGAAAATATACCTGTCATCTCAACTCCTGGACCGAGTGCTGTTATAGTGGCAAGCACAGTTACTGGTTGTGGTGATAACTTTTATTTTGGAGGTTTTCTTTCAAAAGACAAACCATCAAGAAACCTTCAACTTCAACAAACCTTTACAAACCCCATGCCGAACCTTTTTGTTTTAATAAATGATCAAACCTACGTAGATGAGGTTTTAAAGGATTTGATTCAAAAATGGGGGGATAGAAAAGGGGCTCTGTGTTATAACCTAACTACTAGCAAAGAATACACAACCTTTGGCACATTAAGTGAATTGCAAAAACATTATATAGATAACTTCTATGGGGAAGATCAGGTCATGATCGTAATAGATGGTTTGGATGAAACCTTATAGTGGCAATTTGGGCGGGATATAAAATATGATACACTTACCCTTAGTATGTGTCCCACCTGTAACAAACCCCTTATCCCAATAGTCTATGGTTTTGTAGGAAAAAAATACCTAGATGCCCACGCAAAAAGTTTGATATTTCTAGTTAGTCGCACATATCATCGAAAGTCTGATCCGCTATCATATTGCCCTATATGCCAAGAATCTTATGGTGATGATGTTGGTTTACCCCCGCTTTTTTAACTGCTCTAATAGGCTATAAACCATGATTATGATGGTTTTAGGGTTTGTCATAGACTAAATAAATCTTACTGATGATGGATAGATCTGACTGTAGAGCAAATTGGAGGAATGTGGTGGGGAATGGAGCGCTTTTTTTAAGGGGCTTCGTAATGTCTGGTTGAAAAACCTTCCTACCTCCAAACCTTCCTACCTTCATATTGTGGCATATTGGCCATGCATTATACTCTGAAAACCATGGTTTGTCAAACCTTTTTACCTTAAAAACACCCATAAAAAAGTAAAGAAAATGTTATAAAACCATAGGATTTCTGGGGAAAAAATTCAAATATCGTAATAAAAATAACAGAAAAGTTTTAAAATATTAAGGTTTTATATAGAGGGTTTATTGCTTTGTTTATCTTTGTCCCCGCCGTTAAAAAAACTGCGGACGGTCTTGAATGTCTTGACTGGATGAAACACTGGGGAGAAAGCAAAGGCGATTGCCTGCTCTAACTGTTGTTCAACTTGTGTTTCTCTTTCTGATTGGCGACGGGTGTTACCGCTCCACATTCTGGAAAAATGTCTTGGGCTCATAATCAAATTATATCACTGTTTAATCTATTAAAAAAAACGGGACGGGATCAACCAGAATACATATATCTAAAATGCTCTCTACAAGTATCTATAACAAACCCTTCTTCACTGGTAGAGGAGAATATAGAATCACTATCACAGTAATAACACTTGGTTTTCTTTATAGATTGAAGGTTTGGCATAAAATTATTATATCAGATATAAAGGTTTGGCGAAAAGTTCCGGGATTTTTTAAAGTTGGTTCTTAATGTCTATTTGAGGTTTGATGGTTTGATGGTTTGGAAGTGGATGCCGGGCAGGCCGCTTAGGCTTCAGGAAAATAATTTTGAGAGTTGGATAACATCTCTTCTAAATCTTCCCACTCTGCGTCATCTACGACATTTCCGTTTTGATCTACAAAGCCAAGTGATGCTAGCAACATATCAAAGGTTTCTTCAATGTATAAGTCTGCCCTTGGTGTTGGTAAAACTATATCAGTATGGATAGCGTGTGCCAATGGTAAACCAATATCATTGTATTCAATAAACTCTTCAAATGCTTCTTCATCCCTATAATTCATCCATAACTCAGAAAGGATCTTTACTTTATTTAATGGAGAAACGCTCATACTATAAGTATACCAAACTTTATCATGGAAGTCTACGCTGGTCGTATTTTAATTTTTCATGTTCGAAAGTGTCCTCTTGGAACTTAGCACTTTCTAGCACTTCTATTGCCCTGCGATAAATTAAATAAGGAGTTGCCTTTGCTAAATAATATCCAACCTTTTCTAAATCAAGATAAAAATCAGATAAAATCTTGCCCATAGCAACGGCAGCCTTCTCCTCTTTGGTTACTATCGGCCTTTTATTAATTCTATACATAGACACTCCTCATTAACATTATACTAAAAGAATAAGCAGGGAGCAAGTCCCACAACCGCCCCCTGCCTGTAAGCACTAGGATGACCCCCAGCCTAGATGCTTGATGAAGCCCCCACGGAGTGTACACCGCTGGGCAAATTATAAGTTATAAAACTATCAATGTCTTTGTGATTGACATCGTCGTGACTGATAGTGTTATTAGTCAGGTCAATTAATATTGGATGGTCCATCCATTCCATACGGTTAGGGTTACATGCATAGATCCCAAACCCTGTCTCATCCAAGATAGAGTCTTGCATCAAGTAACTAATAGCCATGCGGGTATAGTATTCCGTATCACCTTTACGTGGAGCAGCATGCTGCAGGGCACGAGCAAGATCTTCATACATACTGTCTTCGCCCCAATGGCTGTACAGCGCTACTGCTAGATCCTCTGACTGTTTAAATATAAATGTGCAACGGGCTCCCATTAGTCATTCTCCTCATCTAGGTCTACATCGTTTTCAAAATCGATTAACACTTTAGATACTCTGCCGTCACTATTAAGTTCTATATATACGGGATATAAACCATCGCCATAGCCAGTATTAAATACTACTGCCGAACCAGCGTTTAATTCACCATATGAATTCTTAAGCGTAGTAGCGCAGGCACCATGATAAGAATATTGGCCTTCCTTGCCGTCAATATTAAACTCATCATTTTTGTTGGTATCCCAGTTATCTAAATAACATGGGTCGCCAACCATTGCTTGTCCGCTATCAACTGCGAACTGCCCTGCTAGAATAAAATTGCCTGTCTTTATTTGGGTCATTATATCTCCTTAGAAATGGAAGTCTACTGGAACTAGATATTGTCTCACGGCTTGCTCAGGTTTGTCAAGTCGCTCTTTAATATAGGTTGCTTCAGCGATATTTTCTTCAAGGTCGTAAAGACCACTATCACATGTCCAACCACCCATTAGCATTGTGGCTGCTTCTTTCATAGTATAAGCAGACATCATGACGTCTCCACTATACTCTGACCTACCGCCTTCTGAAGCGTAGTCAACCATATCACTAATAAACTTATCAGGCTTAAACTCAACAATTGCTCTGTTCATGGCCTGGGATTTCCATTTACCTATCTGTACCAGCGTTTCTTGAAATTTATCCTTGTCTTCAGCAAAGCCCAAGATATCAGTAGGGTCATCAGTATAACCGTCCATAATATTTTTATGTGCTTTTTCACTAAACCTTCCCCCTCCTACTACATGCCAATCAGACCAATCAGCAAATCGATATCCGTCTTCTCTTGTTGATAAGGATACTACAACCTTGTCAAATGCTTGTTGCTTATTATCTGCCTCAACTGCTATATATTGTAATGTATGCATTATTGCTCATCCTCTTCTACTGAAGTTAAAAGCATTTGATAATCCTTAGTCTCATCAAAGGGCACGGTAGTTACAAAGTACCCAATCCTATTAATAATCTTTTTACCGTTCCAGATATAAGAGTTACCACTGTCACCGTCACCATATGTCCATACAGTGTTACTTGGCTGCTGGTCTATGAAATCTAACTCTTCTCCATAGGTTTCAAACATGTAGCCAATTCCGTTTTCATCTTCAAAGGAAGGGTTTGGGCTCAACAAATTTGGAATAGGCTTATAAGTATAAAACCATTCTTCCTCTGTAAGTTCTACTAGGTCCCTCATTCGGAAACCTTATCTAATACAACTGACAAACCATGCATTACCTCTTTAGTAACTTGGTCTTCATTATCTTCATCAGTTTCATAGGTAAAGTTCATATAATCGCCTGTTGGCTCAAATATAATCTCTACTTCCCATGTGTTTGCATACTCGCTCATTTGGGCCTCTTTCTGTTAGGTTCTTAATACAAGTTTACTACGAACTGGGAAAAATTACAAGGTATCGTAAGGTGATCTACATCACACTGGTATGACCACCCCAATAGACTTGGGGGTTCTTCTCAAGAACTATCCTAATACTATTAACAACTTCTTCGTCAGACATGATATCTCCGTCTGTGTTTATAAGTTCCATAATCTTATCTATGATCTCACCGTGCTCCATCATTGTTTATCCAACTCTATCTGTTCAGCACAGTCATTACATCTCTGATCATAATCCAATTGTTCAAGGGTAGCCTCAGAGCCACAGTCAAAGCAGGTAGTTAATAAAGAAGCAATCATTATTCAAAGTACCCTTCTGCCCATAGACCACCTAAAAAACTATGAGTCATAACAAGCCTTGAATGTAACCAAGGATCATCAGTGTCGTCTACCTGTGTAAGAGATGCATCTACTGACTGAATCATTTCTTGTAAATCTTTTAATTCATAGCCTAACATTACTCACCCCAGTACTGAACAATAGTTTTAATAGTCGTATGAATGTGACAGTCACAGTCTTCTCCACCCATATTTTCATGAAAGTCAAAGTGGTCAAGGTTATCTTCGTATATGGCTTCAACAAGTTCATCTATTGTTTTTAGTTTAAACTGCGTATTCATCTTCATACTCCTTAAAGTACCAAGTGAGGGATCGAACATTTAAGTCTAACTCTTTATATGGGTATTTGTCAAGTACATATTGTAATGCGTCACCTGCGGTCTTAAAGTCAGAGACACACCACTCGTCAACAGACACTTCCCAACAATTAACTCCGCCAGGGGAGCATGAGTAATCTACTTCATATATTTGTACATTTAGGGTCATGTTAATATTTTACACCAAACTGGGAAAAAAATCAAGTCCCCTTAATAAAGTATTTATGTGTTATTATTTAAACAAACAAAAAGCCGGGCCCATTGCGATCCCAACGGGACTTGAACCCGTAGCCTTTACCGTGACAGGGTAACGATCTGACCAATTGATCTATGGGACCAGCGGAGCAGTTTTAAATCTTGCTCAGGATTTTATTGCTAAACTATTTGTAAAGTATTTTGAACAATACTTAACAAACGATTTTTTTCTGCGTTAATTGCAGGGTCAAATCCAGAAGCAGCAGCAAACATGCTTTCGCTATTACCACCACGAGCAGAACGATACCAGTCTAAACGCTCAGTTAGTGCATTAAACGCACCCCAAGCATTACCACTAATCATTCCGTTAAACTCACCAGTGTAAATATCGTTGATTAAATCAACTTTATTTTCCCATTTCTTTATAGCACCCTTAGTGTCTAATTCTGGTTTAGGGTAAGCAGCAAGAATAATGTCGTAGAAATCTTTAGCAGAGATTTCTTTTGCTATCATAGCATGAGCCATTTTATCAAACTCAGTCATGTAAGCGTTAGCCATGCCTAGTGCTTGACGAGCAACAGTTATTTTGCCCTCAGCAGTTTGGGTATGACGGATTTTGAAAGATTGCTTTACGCCATCTTTTTTCTTAGTGCGGTTAAGTGCCACATTAAGAGTGTTAGCACACACAACACGAACAGGTGTAATGCTTGCTTGAATAGCGATTGAGCCATCATGTGATGTGTTAATAAGCAGATAAGTTTTAACAACATCTGCCACGCCATTAGGGTCTAATACAGTTTCACGCTCTAATGCAAGAGAGCCAAATACTTGTCGTCCACCCTTAATTGAGCCAGCAGTTTCCCAGCGACCCCCACCATCAAGAATGTTATCACCAAATGAGAATAAGTCCTCATTTTGTAGTGGAACATAACGCTCACCAACAATTCCCAAAACATCAGTTTGAGTTTTATCGGTAGGGTTGGTGCGAACAACATATTGATATTGTTTATCAGATACTAAAGTAGTTGGGATTTCTAAATCCTCTAATCTAACATTCCAATTATTAAGATTAGCAGCAACTAACATTTCTTTAGTATTTTTTTCTTCAGTGAAGACAGTGCCTAGATTGTGCCATGCGGGTTCACGGAATGATGCAAAACTTGCTACACCATTTTGAGTTTCTAACTCATGAGCCATTTTTATCCTTTCGGTTGTTTTAACTAAGTTTAGCAGTCATGGCAGACAATGTCAACTAGGATTGGGGAAAATGGTTTAATCTTCTTAAATGGTATAAAATGGACATTTCAGGCGCCCCGGCATTTTAATAGGCCAGTTTTAAATCATGGCCAGGATTTTGATATCCCCCTATCAAATTTAGTAGTGATCCTCTATTGAGACATCGTCTACATTTAAATCTACGTCATAGTCATAAGAACTTAATTCAACATCAACTGTTACGTTGCTTACATCAAAGTCTTCAATCTCATTTAATGGGATGCTAATAGTTCCGCTGAATGAAACAGTGCCTTGAACTTCAACTTGTTTAACAGGGTTAAGTTTAAAGTGCTCCGCTAGCGCTCTTAAAACTTCTTCTTTAGAATAGTTAGGGTCATACCATTCTACAACTTGATCTTCTAGCCAAGAATAATTAGACCTTGCTTCTGCAGCGACTGCAGCGTATGTGCGTCCCTGATGAAGATCCCATTCAATCTGAGTAACCTTATCAGTCATGAATGTAGGAGACTCTGGTGCTGCGTATGTCTCTGGAATATATTTATATGTAACCAATAAGTTAGGGTTATAGGGCACTGATAGTTGTTCTTGTGTCATTATGTCGCTCATAGGGGTTCCTTTTCTGTTAATATAATAATACCACTAAGATTGGGGAAATGCAAATGCAGATCTTAATTAATATCATATAGTAAGATGTGATTTAGATCACTAAATGCCCGGCCCCGCTTTTGCGGGGAATTAAAAAGTGAGCAGTTTAGAACTCATGCTCAGGAGTTTTATCTCAGGAATAACTTAGCAATTAAGCCAAGTGCTTATCAGAGATAAATTATTTAGTTGTGCTTACCATAGCAAGGCGTTGTGCGCCATTTGCTAACTGTAAGGATACTCTAGTAAGTTTAGAGTTAATTGGTGAGAACTTTACAATTCTACCAGTTACGCCTGTTTTACTAGTAGTGAATAAATCACCAATTTGATAAGTGTATCCGCCTAGTGTCATGATTTTCCTTTTCTGTTGTGGGTTGTTGTTATATCAAGTATAACATTTTTTGGGGGGCAAGTCAAATACCCCCCAATACTATTAGAGATAACGAGCAATAGCGTTATAGGTTGAGGTATTAACTGTTTCCTCGTCCGTCATTTTGAGAATACGAATAGCGTTCTCAATTTCCTCTACCATCTCATTGTAAGTATGGCGGTGGATTTCATTATAGTCCTTTTCAGGCTCTTGTGGAAAGTCTTTGCCATCTGTTGTAATATCAAAATCAACATTTAGCGATTTAGTCCATTGACGATAATTGGTGCGTAGGTTTTCTGCTTTAGCAAAATTAGCAATAGCCCACTCGCCAAGTGATTTTTGCCATGCGTCTTTTGCCAGTTTGTATTTGGCTTCGTATTCATCTTGCTTTGAGTAGTCAGCCTTTGTCTTTGCTAACTTTGCTTCTAAGGCAGAAATGATTTTAGCCGTAGGGATTTTTACCTGTATTGCTTTGCCTCTTGCCATTTGTTTTTGTTTCCTTTTCTGTTGGTGGGTTTGATGGGGGTATTAAGTTGAGCAGTTTTAGTAGTCATGCTCAGGACTTTTAGCCACTAGGCTAAGGCTTTTGCTGTCCAAGTTGTCCAGCGAGTTGAGCCATTAACATCTAATTTAACACGAACATTACCATTTGCCTGTGGCACGATTTCTTTGATAACGCCTGTTGCCTTTGACTTTTGGCTTGTGTAGGTGTCGCCTACTTTGTATATTGCGTTTGCTACGGACATATTACTCCTTCTTGTTGGTTTTTTCTTACTATATTATTTTAACATTTTTGCGGATAAATAGCAAGTTATTTTTTTAATAATCTCATATTTTGAGATATGGTATTTGTGATGTGTATCACACTCCCACACCGAAACGGACAAAACGGACATTACTTGTGACCAAGCCCTGCGAACAATATCATGAGAAATAGTATAGTTAGAATTACTAACTCCATATGCCCCCTATTTTTTAGACGATGAGAAAACTATATCGCTCTTAGAGTATACACACAATCCGCATGAAACGCAAGCGCTACCAGCATTTGAGATGAGAGGGATAGACTTTAAGTTTTCAGGACACTTAGCACCAGGGCGGTTGAATAACTCTTTCATATCTGCCTGACCTATTGCAAAATTTTTGGCAAGGTATGCAAGGCGTACACCATGATCTTTTTTAAGATTAACACCTATCTCTTTATTCTCACTATCTGTTGAATAGTATAAAGATAGATTAGGTATACCCTTGAGCATTACGGCTGCAGATTCTACTCTAGTGTATACCCAAAATTTGATATCCGCATTTTGCATAATTACATATTGCCATGCTCTAGTGTAGGTATCGCTAAAGAAATCTCCGTCCCAATGAATGCGGAATAGCAATGGCGCATTTTTCTTTTCACAATCTTTTCTAAAATCATTAATCATATTTTCTAATAGATCAACCATAGTAGGTTCATCCGCACTACGCAATAACTCCCAATTGTGTAGGAGGTTAGTCTTTACTGCTTTGTAGAGTTTTTCAAGTTTTCCTGCGTAGCAAACACTCTCACAAACACTAGTGGCACCAGGGCATGAATAATTTTTTCCAGCGGGTAAGCCGAACGTGTTCGCAATTGCGGCTTGCTTTCCATTTTTTGTAACAAGATTAGCAACCTTTCTGTCATGAGATCTCTTTAACTGTGGTGTAGTCATATAAAAATTCTAGCAGAATATGGGAAAAATATCAACTCCCCTTAATTAGTACAAATCGGACAAATCGCCCTCGGGCGCCCTTTACTGCAATATCATTAAATCAAATTGGTCGTATTCGCCAACTTCAATTACATCTCTTTCACCAAAATCATTTACAACTTCTAAAGTATAACCATCTGGTAGTGAAACTATTTCTGCAATAGATAC